CCTAGCGGCATAATTACTCTGGGTTTCGGTGGGTTCCCTGGAAACAGAATAACCCACCACCACACACATACACACAAGGAGAACAAAAAATGTCTAAGACACCTTACGAAATCCGTTACGATCTACTGACAATGGCTAAAGATATGCTTGACCGTCAATATGAGCAGTTAGCGGCAGTAGCATGGGAATCGCTGTCTCGTGCAGCTGAGCATAATAAGAATATCTATAAGGAATATGAGAAGTATGTTCCTAAGATGTTCACTCCAGAAGAGATCGTTGCTCAGGCAGAAAAGCTTCAGGTCTTTATAAATAATAAAGACTAAAAGGAACATACCTATATTATTTGGGGTTGGTCGCCAGAAATAGACTCGTGAGGAGCCCACGGTTAGCTCCTCCTTTCTATCTATACGGGAGTCATACATGTTCAAGAGAACACTTATGGCTGTGGCTTTTTTTATAATGACTCTCGTGACTACCACAGCTTACGCACAAACAAATACAGTCACATCCACCGTAACTGGTACGAATACAGTTACGGTCGATAGGACACCACCAACGGCTGCTGCACCTTCTATCGTCGTTAATAACAGCGATGTGTGTAAATCTGCATTCAGTGCTGGTGTACAAACTCAGGTTCTTGGTATCGCATCTGGCGTTACAGTTACCGATGAGAACTGTGAACGTCTTAAGCTTGCCCGTTCTCTTTATGATATGGGTATGAAAGTCGCTGCTGTATCTACTCTCTGTCAGGACGCTCGTGTATTCGATGCTATGATTATGGCAGGAACACCTTGTCCATATAAGGGTAATATTGGCGCAGATGCGCTTGCAGCATGGAACGAAAATGTAACAGACGTTCCTTCTGGTTCTCAGCTCATCAGATCAGAAAAAAAGATAGAGGAGGACAGAAAGAATGATGATTACCCTTTTGGGAATCAGAAATGGAGGAATTAAAAGATGACTACGCTGATGATGATTCTGAAGAGATCGAAGATGATGGCATCGAGGCTATGCATGTGCTTGGTGCTGCCGCTTTCATTGGCGGTCTTTTTATCGGCATACCCATCATTTTCTAGCGCTGAAGAATATACACAACAATTTCAGATTGGTGATACTGGGCCAAATGACGGAACAGTCACCAATGTTATTGTTACTTCAGAGATTGTGGATCAAAATACAGCATTGATTGGTGGGTTTGAGGAGACTACGACTCAGATAAAATATACAGAAACTGTAACTGAAGAAATTCAGGAAAACGTGACAACAACTGAAACGACTGCAACCGTCACTACAGTCTCTACTGGCAATATGCTAGATCCAGCATCTGATCCAAAGACTACATCTGGTGGAATTCTTGACCACACATTCCATCATCATTTTGATTATAGAGGCGGGTCAGTAACTTATACTAACAGACTGGATGATTATGTTAAAAATCCATCTGATTGGCAGAATGGATTTGATATTACCGGACGTACCGGAGCATCTACCTGTACTAATATGATTGGTGGGAATTGCTCAAGTGGACTTACTGATACTCTGCAGATTACAGTAACAGTGACTGATCCAGCAACCGGCGAAACTTATCAGCAAGCACAGTTCTTTGCAGTCGCTAACAGTTATCAGTATTTCTCAACGACCCTAAACGTGCCAAATAATACTCTTGGTTCTGATACGGAGGCAGCGGTCACTTTCTTCGGTATCGACAATGGATTCTGGAGTGGGTGGTATGGTCCCGTGATTCAAGATATGTCATTGACTGTAACATACGATCAGACTCAACTGATCACAAATACCATTACGGAGCTAGTGACGACTACGATAGATACTGTGATAAATCAGACTCTTGAATCTATTGAAAAGAATTTTGTTGGAGATCCAACCGACACGATTCAAACAGCAACAGTAGAAATAACAGTTACAGATACTGGAACCGGAGGAACTGTCGCTCAAACAAGTTTTGATACGCCAATGCAGGTTGATATGTCATCTGCTTCATCTGGACCTGATACTCAACAGTCAGCAAGTACAGACATGGGAAGTTCATCTTCACAATCTCAGCAGACTGAATCTTCCCCACAACAGCAGGCAGTCGCACAAGTAGAAGCAAAGATGGAACAACAAAAGATGGAACAACAGTCATCCTCTTCAGATTCTAAATCAGAATCAGATTCTGAAAGCAAGAGTAGTTCATCAAGCTCATCTTCAAAAAATGAATCAAAGAGCAATGACGATGAAAAATCTAGCAGTGATAATAAGTCAGACAACGATGAGAAGTCTGATGATAATAAGTCAGAGAACAAGGCGGAAGCAAAGCAGAAGATTGCAACTGAAATCGTAAAGGATATCCTATCAAAGATGGGTAATGACGCTGCAGCACAAGCGACGCAGCTTGCTCTGATGAATGCTATCGGTGCTGATCCATCTAAGACTCAGCCACAAATTCAAGATGCATCGCAATGGTATCAAACATCACAGCTGCCAGACAAGGAATTGAAAGATCCAATGGCAGTACTATTCAATTCAGCACAGGATGCTATCCACGGTAAGATGGTGGATATGCAGTATGGGAGATAAAAATGGCAGAGTTTGAATTTGCTGGTATGACATTTCGTGGTGGCAAGATGGTCGGTATTATCATTGTATTATCGACACTGATAGGTACTCTTTACGGGGCTTTCGAAGTGTATAAAGACTATATGGATATGAAGGAACAGATTCAGAATTATGTTGCACCCGATCTTTCAGAATTTGATAAGAAGATTGCGGTAATGATTCAGGATATGGAATCACTTCGTACAGAAATGAATGTAGTCAAAAATTCAGTCGTTGAAGCATCTGATTATACTCGTGATATTAAGAACGATCTTAAGAACGATATCCGAAGGATGGAAGATGTTGTAGAAGAAATAGAAAGATCTACTAAACAGTCTCAGCGTGAAATGGATAATGACCTTCGAGAAATGAAACGCCAGGTTGATACAGATCTTAATAACATCAGAACAGAGACCGAAGATAAGATTCAAAGGGCCTTGAATAATCCACTTTCTGTTATAGCCAAGTAAAAAAACTATTTACATTATATCAGTTATGTGGTATAATAATAGAATGAAAAAGGTAATTATCAGCGCTGCTATGGTATTACTTGCGTCTTGCGGTAGTGCCATGGCAATCGATTCAGAGGTTTCTTGTCTCGCTCAGAATATCTATCATGAGGCAAGGAATCAGACTATTGTCGGACAGATCGCAGTCGGGCAAGTCACACTTAATCGTGTCGGAGATCCAAGATTCCCCGACACGATTTGCGAAGTTGTAACTGAAGGTCCTCATCGTCCTTCTTGGAAAGATCCTAATGTAATGATTCCAGTAAAAAATCTTTGTCAATTCAGCTGGTATTGTGATGGTAAATCTGATGAGATTAGGAATTTCGTAGTATATCAGGAAATAGTTGAGTTAGCAGAGATAATGATTCGATATAAGGTACTCGATATTACTTCTGGCGCTACACACTATCACGCTAATTACGTTACTCCAGCATGGGCACAGACCATGACAAGGACTGCAAAGATTGAGGACCATATTTTTTATAGATGGGAGACTCAATGATTGATACTAAAACATTTTCACTTAATATAGAAAAGATCGTTTGCCAAAAAAAGATTCCATATATGGAAGCAGTTGTCCATTATTGTGAAGACACCGGAATGGAAATCGAGACAGCTGCAAAGCTTATTAATTCTAAGATCAAACAGACCATTGCCGCCGAGGCAAGTGATCTTAATATGATGAAGGAAAAGGTTAATAAACTACCAATATGATGTATGACGTTTCAGAAGGATTCGAGGCATATAAAACTTACCTTGCTATCAAGCAGCATTTCACAAGCAGCTATGACTACTACAAATATAACGGTAAGGTAAGAGCAAACCCCGAATCCTTTTTGAAAAGAAACGACAAGTTCTTCTTCCGAAAGGTACAGAAGAAATATAAGGGTGATGATCTTGTTAATTTCTTCGTAGCCAATTTTGTCTCCAAAGGAGATAACTGGATTGGCAATCTTGTTTCTCAAGAAAGTGAGAATAACTATGTCCAATGGAAGAGACGTTCTGAAACCCTTAGCTATAATTTTCGCAATGAGTTACTTTTTTTGTCTGATTATGCTCTCATTAATGGTTGTGAGCTTAATAAATTACTAATAGTGGAGGGTGGTAATCATCCGATACTACTGAAGCTTTTGCTTCAAAATAAAATATCGCTCGAGACAATCATCATTCTTGACGATATACTTGGATTCGTTCGTTATTGGAATGCACGTCTTGATGATTTTGTCTGGGAGGAAAAGAAAAAACTCATCAGTAAATACCGGTCTTTTCTACGGTATGACTTAGATAAGTTCAAAAAGATCACAAAGGAGATACTCAATGAATCTTGAATTTGAGAAATTTGAAGGCGAACTGAGAATTCTCAGAGAAAGAGTAGTTGAACTAGAAAAAGAGATCGCCTGGTTACATCATCATTAAGATCAAATTACGGTTAGCCCACATATTCAAAAACAATTGCAAGGAGAGAGATATTCATACTAAAAATTGTTGACAAATAGGGTTAAAAATATTATATATATTACATTATATAATGCTTTTGTGGACAAGACTTATACTTAAACATACAACATATACGGAGAATACATATGTCTACATCTTTCGCAGATCTCAAGCGCTCACGCAAGTCACTTTACGATAAGCTTCGTGACGAAACTTCAAAAACAGCATCAAGTAATCAGGGTGGCGGAGTCGATACCCGGTTCTGGCAGCCAACAGTCGATAAGGCTGGTAATGGTTATGCTGTAATCCGTTTTCTCCCTGCTCCAAAGGGCGAGGATATTCCTTGGATTCGACTGTTCTCACACGGTTTTCAGGGACCTGGTGGTTGGTATATCGAGAACTCTCTTACCACTCTTAATCAGAAGGATCCAGTTGGCGAACTCAATAGTACGCTATGGAACCGTGGTGATGAAGCTGGTAAGGAACAGGCTCGTAAGCAGAAGCGCCGTCTATCCTATATCTCAAACATCTACGTGGTAAAGGACCCATCAAATCCAGAAAATGATGGTAAGGTTTTTCTATTCAAGTTCGGTAAGAAGATCTTTGATAAGATCAATGATCTGATGAATCCAGAGTTTCAGGATGAGTCTCCGATCAACCCATTCGATCTTTGGGAAGGTGCTAACTTCAAGATGAAGATTCGTAACGTTGAGGGTTATCGGAACTACGATAAGTCTGAGTTCGATTCACAGGCTGCAATGTCAGAAGATGATGATGAACTTGAGAAGATTTGGTCTTCCCAGTACTCTCTGCAAGAATTCATTGACCCTAAGAACTTCAAGAGTTATGCAGAACTTCAGACACGGCTCAACCGTGTTCTCGGTACAACTGCGGTATCGTCAACCGCAGCTGAACTTGACGAGGATGATATTCCTTCCTCACCAACTCCTCGTCAGGCTGCCGCTCCTAAGATTGAAGAAGATAGTGTGCCATGGAGCGAAGAGGAGTCTTCCGACGATAGCTTGGATTTCTTTAAAAAGCTCGCCGAGGACGACTAATCAAAAGTGCAAAGCTTTTGGAGAGGGGATTCATCGAGTCCCCTCTTTTTTTATCCTGCGTACATACCCATTGCAG